AGTTTTTAATAATATTGAAGCAGAATCTGTAGCTTGTATCTCTAAATTACCTGTACCCCTGTGGTATATACCTGATGTAGTGTTTTCCCCTGTGTTACTCCTAATTATTCTAAGACCATAATCCGTATATGTTGCGTCTCCTACTAAATCAATATATGAATAACCGTTATCTGTTCTTGCTTGTCCAATTGTTAAATGAGCTTCAGCAGTCGATACTCCGTTACCTAAAACCATACTACCCTCGTAGTCTCCACTGCCACTAAAATTTGTAGAAGTTCCATACAAAGTACCTGTCAAAGGAGAACCTGAGCCAGCTGCGAGTGGTAAATAAGGACCCCCGGGTAAACCACCTCCACCTACCCAATCTGTTCCTGTAACTGTTGAGCTTAATACTTGACCTGAAGTACCTGGTGAATCATTGCTATCATAAAATGCTCCAGTAACTCTAGCCGAACCAGTAACATCTAATCTATAAGTAGGGTCTGTGTTATTAAGACCAAGCTTACCTGCTAAATAATGTTTATCACCTTCAATAAATAAACCGTAAGCGTTAGAACCTTTATCTCCTTGGTAATCACCTTTAAACAAATATTGGTTTCCAAATGTAGGAAATGTTGTTTCATTGTTGTCTATAACAGATGATACACCTATCATAGTACCGTAAGTTAAAGCTGTCTCTTTATCAATTTGAACCTCTCCTTGTACACCTATAGTTGTGTCAACATTCTCGGTTCTACTATTTGGGATTACCACATTAAAAAACCCACCATAAGCATTATCAACATCGCCTTTGTCTTGTATAGATGAAGTTCCATAAACACCATACATATTACTAACGCCACCAGCTACATCGTTAGCATCGTGAACAGCATTACCATAAACCCCTACTAATTGTGATGTTTTTGCTCCAGTATAATTTGATTCAGCTAAAAAATAACCACCTCTTGCTAAATCTGTAAATCCAGTGAAATTAATAGTTGTATTAACTCCATAAATTCTATGCTCGTGAGTAGCGTCTCCGTTTGCAGTAGAATCAATATCTATTAGTAAACCACTGTTTGTTCTATCTGCAGTTGTAGTATCAGCACCTGATAAATCTACATTTAGCCTCATAGCGTGAGTAGCTACATTCGTATCATTTCTTATGTGATTAATATCTACGGTGTAAATACTTGTATCATTTGCATCGCCAATAACTTTTAAACGAGAGCCTGGTGTTGCATCGTTTATTCCTAAACAACCATTTGTATTATCCCAATATAAATCGTTGTTTCCACTTAATGAAGTGTTTCCATCCCAAAATGCAACTTGAGTTGCTGAACCAGAACCTGTAACTGTTCCTGTTGTAGGCGTCGTCCAAGTTGGACTTGCGTTTCCGGCAGAAGTTAATACTTGACCTGAAGTTCCGTAAGCAGTTCCTGTAGATCCAAATGATATTGCTCCAGCTGAAGTAATACGCATTCTTTCTATATTGTTTGTAGTGCTATCTGAAGTGCTAAAGGTCATTATCGAAGAATCACCATCGCCCGCGTAAAAAACTTTTACTTCAGATTTTATACCCGCACCCGCACCTGACGCATCACTACCATAAAACTGAACAGAACCTATGCCTTGACCAGCTGAAGCAGTCGTGTCGGTGTCAAAAAGTATTAAATTATTATTTGCATTCCCACCTCCATTATTTGAAGATTTTACCAATATATTACCACCACTAACTTGAAGCCTCTCTTGAGGATCAGTTTCCCCGATCCCAACGTTTGATGTTCTTCCATCTACAACAAGTATTTCATCTCCTGCAGCGTAACCATTACCTATTTGAATATAACCTTTTGTAGTGCCATCCGCTATGTGAGTGACACCCATTTTAAAAGTGTTGTTATGTTGGAATCTTATACCATTATACGTAGGAGATGCGTTTGAGTTTGATATATCAATTAAGTGACCAGTATTAGAACCTTTAAACTCAGATGATACTATGGAAGCAGAAAAAACAGATAATGATCTAAGGGGACTTTCTACGCCAATTCCGACTTTACCGTTTTGTTCCAAGGTTATTATGGGAGACGTATTATCAGCTGTTCTTGATATTATAAATTTTTCAGTACCGGCAATACCAGTGTACCAGCCATTTGTGTCATCTGTGTTTGTAAATCTAATAAAACCACCATTAGCATCTTCTTGATGCAGATATAACATTTCGTAATTAGTACTTTGTATTTTTGCCTGCCCGCTTACGTGTAATTTATACAAAGGGCTTTCTACCCCAATACCTACGTTGCCTGCGAAATATCCGCTATTAAGAAATCTTAATGCCATTTATTATATTGGATTAATTGGTTTATACATATATAAGTAGAGCAGCGTAAACATCGCTTGCTACACTTCCTGTGAAAGCAAAAGATATAGTACCTGATCCACTTCTTGCTACATCAGCATACACTGTTTCATAAGGTGCGGCTATTTGAGTTATTTCAGCTTTTACATTTGAAGCTAAAGCACTTGTTCCAAAAAGACTTGCGTCCGTTAAATCAATTGTAAATGTTGTTAGTCCTCCAGACTCAGCTCTTGTACAAGGGCTTGTGGCTGGCGTAGCACTTCCTCCATCGTCTAAAGTTACTTTTGCTCCGTAAGGATTTGATTGAGGTTTTAATTGAACCCAACCTGTTGAAGATACTGTAAAGCTTGCTGAATCAAAACCTGCTACACCTTTTTCAGTAGCTCCGTCTGTTGCTCCTGCTCCTGCTACATTTGCATCTGCTATAACAAAAGTATATTCTGTCGATGCTGGGTCTGAATTAGCTGTAATAGCTGCGGCAGCAAATATAAAATCACCAACCTCTACAGAAACTGTAGTGTCGCTAAATGTTATATCACCATCGTGTGTAACTACATAGTAATCACCTTGATCTAAAGCTATGTTTGAAGCTCCACTTATAACTGGAACTCCTGGATCAGTAGTGGCGTTATAACCTCCTTGAAATACACCAACTCCTTGGACAAGTAATTCTACTTGAGCTAAGTTAGGTGCGCTTGTTCCTGCTGTTGCAGTTGGAACTGTTACTTGCCCTGTAAAATCACCTGTTCCTACAACAGTTAAACTACCGTCTACAGTTGCATCGTTATCTACTTGTAAGTCATTTCCGATTGTAACATCAGAAGGTTGACTTATAACTATTTTATTTGGTGTTGCTGATTGTGCAACAACTATTTCACCAGCTGTTCCTATAAAGTTAACTGTTGAATCTATAACTCCTCCTGAATCTACTAAATCTACATCAGCTCCTGCTGTAGCATTTGTTTTTGAAACAATACTATAATCATCTCTTGGAAGTGTAATTGTTTTTACATTTATTCCTGTAACGTGACCTGTTGTATCTCTTGTAACAGAATCAACTGTTGTGAAAGTTCCTCCTGCTGAAGGTGAACCTGTTGTTGTGGTATCTGTTTGAGTTTGTAAGTCGTGAACTATATTTAAAGTTCTATTAGCAGCTATATCAGTAGTTATTTTTAATCCTCCTGCAATATCTACTGTTTCTCCAGAACTTACTGATTCAGGAGTTCCAGAATCACCAGTTAATGTCCAGCTTACATAATTATCAACTACAGCCCAAGCATTATCACCTCTTAAAAAAGTTGTATTGTCGGCAGTTCCTGATGCAGATAAGTCAGCAGTTATAATAACATTACCTGTTGTTCTTGTTGTTGGCGCAAGATTTATAAATGTACCGTTTGTGGTATTAATAGACTCAACCGCACTTGTAGCACCTACCTCAATCCAACCTGGAGTTGGTGAAGCTGGAACTGGTGGGTTTTGAGTATCAGCAACATATTGCTTTAACGTGTCGGCAGATGTGTTGAATATAATTTGACCAACTACACCTGTTGCAGGATCAGTACCTACATTTTGTATAACCGCCTGGTTTAATTGATTCTGATTAAGATCAACTGTGTTTAAATATTGTATTGCCATAGTTTTTTAATTTAAATATGCTGTTCCAGCAAATGGTGCTGAAAATGTTAATGTCACGTTGTTTATATCGATATACGTATATTCGCCAGTTACAACTGTTCCTGCGCTATCAATTACTGTTATAGAAGGAAACTTTCCTAAATTATGCTGTATATTCCAACTTGTAGAAGGCACTCCTTGTACATAAGTAAAGTGTAAATCACCTGTCCCTGCGTAACTAAGCAAAGATATGAAATAATCTTCATCATTAATTAAGCCCCCAGATCCAACTTTGTAAGATAACCCTATGCTTGAGAAAGTTTTTTGATTAGGTACTGCTGTTACAGAATCCCATTCATATATTGCCCATTGACTTATATCAGCACATTGAGTAACTAAAACATCTGATCCTACTAATGGTGAAGAATAAAAGCTAGAAACATCTTCTGGACCTGACATTTGTGAATTACTAACAATCCAAGAATCTATACTAGAAAAAGGAACATCGTTTGCTCTATAAGGATTGAATGTTATTGTCCCTGGTGTTAATGGCGGAGTACTCTTATATCTAAATCTTAAAGATTGAAGTTGATTCCCTTTTTCATTTATAAAGTCGGCAACAGATTGGGCTGTAAAGTTTTTTGTAGCCCAACTTGCCTGAGAATCAGATCCGATCCACTTATCTTTTGCAACGACCGTAAGGTCGTTCGAATAAGTTTTTATTCTAGCCATTATGTATTTTTTTATATATTACAAAGTTAATAAAAAAAAATCTAGTGTTACTTTTTAGTAAATGTGACATTTTTTGATATTTTCTCTGCACTACGACCAACAACATATCCACCAATACCTATTTTTAAAAGTTCCCAAAATTCTATTTCTAATTCTGGAGTTGTTAAATTAAATAAAGGTGCAATAAATTTTACATAAATTACTATAAAACCAAACGTCAACATTAGTATCGGTCGCCAGCTTCTTTGCAACCAGTTGCCTTTTGCTTCAGTGACAATAATTTCTGTTTGCATTTTCTGAAGTTCTAATTGCTTTTCAATTAGAATTTGTTTTATAACATTTTCTGCTTTAATTTTTTCTTCTTTTGATGTAAACAACTTATCTAAGCCGCCTAACAAATCTTTTACTAGTCCGCCTCCGAACCACTCTATTACTTTTTTCATATATTCTCGTATTCTGTTTTTGCATCAAAGCTTGGACACTGCTTACTTGAAAAATCTTGATGACCAAAAACCTTAATATTAGGATTAGTTTTCTTTAATGTTTTTATTAATAACAACAGTGAAATTTTTTGCTGATCCGTTCTAGTATCAATCCATTCTTTCATCTCTCTATCCATACCACCAATATAACAAATTCCTATAGAATATTTATTATGACCCTTGCAATGCGCTCCTTGCCTATCAACCATTCTTCCGTACTCTATTGTTCCATCTAGTCTTACAATAAAGTGATAACCTATATCATCCCATCCATTCCCCTTTACGTGCCAGTCTCTTATAACCTCTGCACTAAAATCTTTTCCTAATGGAGTAGCGGAACAATGTATAATTATTTCTTTAATCGCTCTCATAATAATATATTATTTAAATAATATGAAAAAAAAAGACGCAATATATATGCGCCTCTATTTTTTTATATTTTGAGTTAATATTATTTATTTTTATTCTTGTTTAGTAAATACCACTTTTGTACTGTATATCCTATAGTAACCAAAAGAAGAAATATTTTGAGGGTCACATCTATATTTGTCATTGAAATTCCGAAACTACCAGCATTAATCATTAATATTTTGTAATCTTGCATCATTTTTTTTTGGTTATATTATACACAAAAAACAATTCAGAGTTCCAAGAATTTGATTGAGTGTAGTTCATATTATTACGACATTGCTATACAATCAACACCTGTAGTCGTTCCTGTTGCAAAAACCTTTTTGCACTGAACAGGTAAGTATTCGCCTACTTTAAAGTTGTTAAAAGTAATGTCTTGATTATTTATAGTTAGTACTCTTATGTTTACGTATCTAGGATCTGGTGTTCCTGCTCCAGAAGTTATATCTTGAAGAATTGGAACTGTGCTTCCAACGTAAATTAAAAACCCTTCATTAGAAGTATTTGGAATTTCAACAGTATCACTATTTGTGACCTGCACTCCATTTAATGTATTTACATTTATTTTTGAATATGACATATCTATATTTTATTTACTATTTTTATAAGGAAACATTCTATTAAGGCTATCCTTTCTTTCTTTACATCCGCATCCCCCTTTAGTAACTTTCTCAACAACAGCTTTTATTCCTGTTTTTTGAAATACTTTTTCTAAATCGTCTCCTAATCCTATTGATTTTTGTTTCATTGAATTTTATTTTTTACAAGTACATAATTTGTTTGGACAAGAAGAAATAGAAAACATAAGCTTTGAAACAATCCAATTCCATTTGCATTGAAATTTACACCAAACCTCTTGCATCCATAATCCAATCTTTACAAATAATTTACCCATAACCTTAATTTATTATTTCTACAAATATAGTGATAATTTAAATACTTATTTTCGGGACTTTGCCCCTGAGCATTTCCATCTTTTTCTAGATAAATTATTTGGAGTATTAGGATCTCTTTGTTTTTTCTTAGACAGTCTTCTTTTAATGCCTAAGCTTCTAGCACAATAACTATCGCCTTTAGATGTCCCTGGCTTTACTCTTGGTCCGCCACCTTTTGCTCTACCAGCTTGACCATAACTAACTTTTTTACCAGTTGAAGTTATTTTAACTTTAGCCTTTCCTTTTCTTGGTTTTGCCATTATTATTTACCTTTACCGCAACTAGCGTAAACACTTTTTTTTATTTGTTTTTCTGAAGGTAATCCATTTCTTTCAGGCTTTACTCCACTTTTTATTGCTGCTGTAAAATAAGGTTTTAATTTGTTTTTCATTTTGTATATTTTTTAGTTACTTTTCCTGCTTTAGTATTTGAAACTACTGTCTTTCCTTTTCTTCCTGCCGCTTTTTTCTTGCGAGCAGTTTTAGCTCTTTGGACTTTTGACATTGATTTAGCTTTGGCTAACGGCAAACATCTGTCTGGATTTTTTTTATTTTTGCTAGTTCCACAAGCTCCTTTAATAGAGCCATCAGTTCCTATACGAACCCACTTTTGATCACGCCATTTTTTTAATTCACCCAATCTGTATAGTTTTTTTAATTATCTTATCTTATTATGATCCTTATGTATAGTTTATTTCTTTTTAGAACCTTTAGCGTAGTTAGGATCTTTACAATATTTACTTGCAGCCATATTCGCATATGCTGAAGGATATGTGTCAAAAGTTCGTTTTGCCCAGGCTATCCCAGCTGAACAAATCTTGTTACCTTTCTTCTTAGTTCTTCCTGCCATAATTCGTTTTTGTTTATATTTACAAATATAATTAAATTAAATATAATGAATTTTAGTAAAAAACTACGAGCTAATTATGATCGTAAAGAACCTTCTAATGACTATCTTAAATATTGGAAAGTTGTAAAGCATTGGGCTAGAGCTTATTATAATTTAAAAACAGCTGATATAGAAATGATGTTATTTTTATATAGCGAAGGATTGTTTACCAGAAAACAATTTGAAGAGTTCAATGAGATTATGTCCTGGGACAAAATGAGATTTCAAAAACTACTTAAAGACAAATGGATAATTATCTGGCGTGAAAGAGTTGGAAACGAATCTAAACTTTATGAACTGGGATTCAAAGGTAAGCGTGTGGTATCTTCTATATACAAAAAATTAAATATGAAAGAGACTATATCAGAAAGCCCATATAGAAACCCAATCTTTAAAAACAATACTAAATACAGTAACAAGGTATATAGAAAAATTATTAAGGAAATGAATAATGTTATTCGACAACAACAACGTCACGCTCCTGAATAATAGTATATATGTTTTCGTTTAACATCATAGTATGTCCAGCGGCTTTGTCATAAAAAATAATATCACCTTTATTAATAACAGAGCATTCGTGTCCTGGAAGAATTACCTTTCCTTTTTTATACCTAAACTGATTGCTGTCTGATGAGGTAAGTAGTATTCCTGACTCAGTAGTTTCCTTTTCTTTTATGGTTTCAATTACTATGGTTTTCCCTATTGCTTTCATTATGCTCGTTTCATTGTTACTATTGCGTTTGTACTAAGTATAGTTGTTGCAACACTTGCTGCATTTATAAGTGCGTTCTTTGTTACTTTAGCTGGATCAATAATCCCCATCTTAAACATATCACCATACTCTTTGGTCTTTACATTATAACCATAATTTACTGGAGCTGAAGCACAAGAACATATTGAGTCACGTACTTTTTTAACATCATCACCTGCATTAGTTAGTATCTGTTCAAGTGGAGCAGTTAAAGAATTATATAATATATCATTTGATATTCCATCACCTAAATTCTCAGCCTCTCTTAGTAAAGCTAATCCTCCTCCTGGCAATATTCCTTCTTCTAACGCTGAACGAACAGCACACACCGCATCATCGATGCGGTCAAATTTTTCTTTTTGCTCAATGTCTGAGTTCGCTCCTACATAAATAACGCCAACAGATCCAGTCAAGTTCGCTATACGTTCTAATATAAAATCTTTCTCATACTTGTTTAAAGAAGTCTTCTTGTGCTGATCTTTCAGTTGGTTGATTCTTTCGCCTATCTCTTCATTTTGCTTTTCGTTAGATGTAACGATAACAGTACTATCTTTCCCAACAATAATTTTCTCAGCAAACCCTAAGCTATCCATTGTAAGCAAACTCAAGTCATCACCTTGAGACTCGCTAAAATACTTTGCGCCTATCGATAACGAAATATCAGCTAATAACTCATTGGTCTTATAACCAAATGATGGTGGTATAATATTACATACCGCTAAATTATTCTGAATTTTGTTTGCGCCTAGTGTATTAACTACGTTTTGAGTACAGTTTCCTATAATCAAAAGTTTTTTCTTTTCTTTAATAATCGGTCTAAGTATATTCTCAATCTCCATCAAGCTCTGAATCTCTGTGTCAGTAACTAGAATATGAACATTATCTAAAACACACTCATCGTTTCTTTCATTATTAGCAAAGAGCTGAGTTGTATAACCTCTTTCTATTTTTATACCCTTAGTAATTTCATAGTAAGTTTCTTCAGTCTGAGAATTTTCTACTGTCAGTACTCCATCTTTACCAAGCTCTTTGTAAGCATCTGATATTAATCGACCTAGTTCAGCTGAATTATTCGCAGATACAGTAGCAACATCACGAAGTGTTTTTGAACTTACCTTTTTAGAAACTTTGTTTAAGTTTTTTACAATACCCTTAACCGTTTCGTTTATGTCTCGTATAAGTTCTGTAGTATTTATGTTTTCGCCTTTCTCTATTGCATTCATTCCGTTACGAATAATTGCCTCAGTAAGTACAATTGCAGTTGTTGTTCCATCACCAGCAGAACTAGCAGTTCGGTCAGCTGCTTCTTTCATCATTTTTACAGCTAAGTTTTCTACAGCATCCTCTAAGAAGATAGATTTAGCTACAGTCACTCCGTCTTTAGTAACGGTTATACCGTGGGTATGTTCTGGAGACTCAATTAAAACAGTTTTACCTAATGGACCTAGTGTGCTTTTAACAGCATTAGTAATCGCATTAATTCCTTTCTTTAATTTGTCTCGACCCTCCTGGTCAAATACAAGATCCTTTGGACTGTAACTCATAATGTATTAGATTTAATTAAATTATATGTCAAAAGTATAAAAAATAAATTAGAATAAAGTAAGTTGAGCTAATTTTAAAAATGTTGGTTTTAAGTTTCCCTATATATATATAGACTAAATACTTATTTATATTTTTCTTTCCCTGTAAAAGAAGAAAAAAAATTAACATAATCGACATAAGACTGATAACCAGAACTTTAGACAACATATCGTTAACATAGTTATGTTGATAATCAACATAAATCAACCAATCTTACAAAAAAAAAGAGGCTAGACTTTTAATCCAACCCCTTTTACACAAATTAACTATGGGAAGAAAGTTATTTGTAACTGTTAAAAAAATTCTTTTTTTGTTCTGCTAATTCAATTCCATCTGCCATCATTCCAATTTTATTTGCTCTGTATTTAGCATTCTTTAAAGAAACCATTTTACTGATCCCTGTTTCATAATAATTAAAATCTCCAGACAACTCGTGTCTATTTCGATTTGAAATATATTCAGCCATTACAGGTCTGCTCGGTATTTTATTTGCTCCTTTGATTTTCATAATATAATGTTTATAGTGTAAAGATAATAAAAAAATATTAGACGCTTAGAGGCGTTGGGTAATATATGATATACGCAACACGACGCCAAAAAGAAAACGACTTTTAAAAACAACCCCCCCTCCACATTTTAAAAATTTGCCT